CTTTACCGCCCTTCTCAATGAGCTTGCTCTTAAGAAATCATTTCGACCTGACATTATTTTCATTGATTACCTTAATATTTGTGCTTCCTCTAGGTATAGGGGAGGCAGCAATGTCAATTCATATACGGTTATTAAGTCTATTGCTGAAGAACTTAGAGGATTGGCTTGTGAAGCAAACGTCCCTATCGTTTCTGCCACGCAGACCACTCGTTCTGGTTCTGGTAGCAGTGACGTTGAACTTACTGATACTAGTGAGTCCTTTGGTCTCCCTGCTACTGCTGATCTTATGTTTGCCCTTATTTCGACTGAAGAGCTCGAATCCTTGGGACAGATACTTGTAAAACAATTGAAGAACAGATACAACGATGGTAATGTCTACAAGAGATTTGTAATTGGTATTGACCGTGCTAAGATGAGACTATACGACTGTGAACAGACAGCACAGGATGACCTTCTTGACAATAAGAAGGAAGAGGAGTATAGTTATGATGATAAACCCAAGAAGTCCTTTGATGGGTTCAAGTTCTAATGAAACTACGACAACAAGAAACTATGACTGATATTGCAAAAGTAGATCCTAAAAAGTATATTGACTTTGTGGAACAAACTACTAGTGGACCTAGTTCTCATTTTGAAAAACTGATGATGCGTTATGCAGAACTTGAAGTTCAAGATGCAAACATTCCTAAGTTGACTACTGCTGCCCTTGGTATCACTGCTGAGGCTGGAGAGTTTGCCGAAGTTGTGAAAAAGATTTTCCTTCAAGGTAAACCTTATAATGAAGAGAACATCTTCCATATGAACCGTGAACTTGGTGATATCATGTGGTACATGGCACAAGCATGTATGGCACTCGACACTGACTTCGATGAAATTCTTTCAATGAATGTTGAGAAACTCAGTGCTCGTTATCCCGAAGGAACTTTTGATGTTCATTATTCTGAAAACCGTGTAGAAGGAGACGTATGATTACTCTTGAATTGAACTTACAACAAGCCGCAGTAGTTCGTCAGGCTCTGTTTGTAGAACAGAAGGGTTACACCCTTGACCCTACTTGTACCCCACCCCGTATTGTTGATATCCGTGAAATCATCAATACACTTGACAAAAAGATTGATGATATGCTAGAATATGATACTAGTGGAAAGTAATTTATGACATACGACTTTTCTTTTGCTCATTCTCCTGAAGGATTTGATAACCATATCAACGATAGTATTCGTGGTTATTCAAACCTTCTAGAAGATACTGTATCGTTCTCTCGATATTTTGTTGAAGACCATACGAAAGTTGTTGACGTAGGGTGTTCAACTGGTAAACTTACCAAGATGATTATCGCAAATAATCCTAATCGTGAGTATGCACACTATGTGGGTGTAGAACTTGCTGGTAGTTTCTATGATGAGCTTGAGGAACGTCACACTGAAATTCGTAAAGAATATCCTGGTGCATTGTTAGAGTGGGTTCGTGGTAATGTTACTAACTATGAGTTCAAGAACTGTTCTCTAGTAACATCACTGTTTACTCTACAGTTTATGCCCAAGACCACCAGACAAGATACGATCAATAAGATCTATAATGGTCTCAATGCAGGTGGTGCATTTATCTTTGCTGAGAAGTTGATGTGTGAGAATGCATTCTTCCAAGAACTTCTTACCTTTAATCATTATGATTATAAGAGAAAGACCTTCAGTGCAGAACAAATCATGGATAAGGAAAAACAACTTCGTGATATGTTGAAACCAAATACATGGTCTGAGTTGAGAGATATGGTGATGACTGCAGGGTTCAAAGACTGTCAGATCTTCTGGAGAAACCATCAGTTTGTTGGAGTAATTGCAATTAAGTAATGTGTGGTATTATTGGTGGATTTGATATTCCACAAATCGAAAAAGGTTTAAACTCTATTATTCATAGGGGACCAGATAACCAACAGATTGTCCAAATGGAGAACATCTATTTTGGACATGTTCGTCTGTCTATCATCGATACAAGTAGTCAATCAAATCAACCATTCAAGTATGGTAATACTACTATGGTATTCAAT